TGGAAGCCATCAAGGCCAAGCCGAAGAAGCTGGTGGCCGAGATCGCCAAGCGCCAGGAAGGCATCGCTGCCCTGGTGGCCCACCTCGATTCCAAGGAATGATCATGCCGGTCACCTCACAACAATGGTGGTCCGAGATCAAGCAAGATCCCACCAAGTTCAACGAATGGCTGCGCAAGCAGTACCACGGTGAAGTCACGGCGGCCGTCCGCATTCGCGCGATGGCTGACGAAACGGTGAACGCCGACGCCAAGCGCACGCTGGAGGTGATCGCCGGGCAAGAAGAACAGCACGCACTCTGGGTCAAGGAGCTGCTCGACAACCGCAACATCGATCCGGGCCAGCACGACGCGGCCGCGCGCTACTGGGCCGAAGTCAACGCGGCAGCCGTCAGCTTCGATGACAAGGCCGCCATCGCTGCCCTGGCCGAGGGCATGCGCCTGGAGCGCATCCGCGTGATCGTCGGTGACGACTCGGCCCCGCCTGACGTGCGCTTTGCGTTCGAACGCATCTTGCACGATGAAGAGTGGCATGAACGCGCGTTCACCAAGCTCACCCAACCTGAAACGATCGAGAAGGTGCGCCCGTACCACACACTCGGCCGCGAGGTCTTGGGCCTCGAGGCTTGATCCTCACGCGACTTGAGCTGCGCATTGTGTTGCAGCTCTCCAAAGGCGCGAGCGCAGTACAGGTGGCAAGTAAGCAACATCGGTCGCCTAAGACCATCGAGCACCACCTGAACTGCGCACGTCGCCGAAACATGTGCCGAACAACCACTGAGCTTTGTGTGCGGGCGCACACTGAGCCGCTCGAACTCATACGACCATGAAGCGCCCGCCTTACCGACAAATGATCCTCGACCTTCTGGCAACGCGTAAGACCATGAAGCAAGAGGACATCTTGGCCAGCATAACGATCCCTGAATCGACGCTGAGCCGATGGCTGTCTAAGCTCACCGAAGAAGGTGTGGTGCGCATCGCGTCGTGGACACAAAGCACGGCGCACAAGGCCCGTGCGAACTACACAACTCGCCCTGGTAAACATTACCCGCGGCCAAACTCAAGCCGCGCTACCGAAATCCGAACGGCGCGATACCGTCGCTACCGGGAACGAAAGCGTCTCGCCGCCGCGGCACAAAAAGAAAGCACCTATGTCCCACTCAACGAAGCGCTATCCATTTTTATGGGTAGTGGGCAGCACATCGGTGATGCCAGCGAAAAAGGGACCGTCCAGCAACAACAAGTTCATCACCATCCATGAGCCAGTCCATCATCATCATCGGCGCAGCTCCGACACCCGGCCAAGTCGCGCTGATTCAAGCAAAACATGAACTGACGAACTACATCGTCGATTGGCGACCCACCATGAAGCTGCCCAAGCACAACACGCTGGTGCATACGTTCCAGCGTCCATCGGGTTTCAAGGCCCGCGACCCGCGCATCATGTCGGTCGATCAGGCCCTCGGGGACCAGAAATGAGCACCAATTTCGGCGACGCCGATATCTCCCGCGAGCTGGCAACTTCTATAGATGAAGGCCCGTGTGATATCGGCGAACTGAGTCACGGGCAGCTCGTCGGTCTCACGTATTTGTTCCAGGTTGTGCTGATCGGCGGCTGGTGCGAGTTCGACGACACCGATGAGTTCAGCATGCACGCAGGCGTTCGTGAGTATCTCGACGCGCTACCGTGCCGCCCATTGTTAGAACCATGGCTGGAGAGCAAAGCATGGACCCGAGAGCAAGTGGGCGTCTTGAAGACTGCGCATCGCCTTCAGAACTGATCGAGGCAATTGAGCGATGCCCGCACAACTGCATTGAAGTGTCACGCAAGACGTACACGATGATTTGCGCCCTACGCGGTGAAACACTTCCCCACTCGTATGCACACACGTTCATCGTGTACCTCGTCGACTTACGTCAAGAGATCTCGTTATGGAAAGAGCTGATATTGACAGCTGTAGCGAAGCGCTTGAAGCACTGAACGCGCAAGAGCTGTACAACTGGGTGTGCGCCATTTCTTCTGGCGCGCACTATGTCAAGATGACCACGCGGTCTTACAACGCATTCAGTAAGCTGCACCCTCAATATCGACACATCGTTGAGCGCCGTGGCCTCAATGTGTTTGTCTCAGGAATGCGAGAAATCGCAATCATCTGGTCTGCCATCCAGGCCGAACAAGTGAGTCGTCGTTTGCGCGGCGACGATTAACCCACCAACTCTTGAAAGAGCACCATGAAGCCTTCTTCCGTCGCACGCGTCCTCAACCACTGCATCAGCATCAAGCGGCCCGTGTTCCTCTGGGGCCCGCCCGGCATCGGCAAGTCCGACATCATCTCCAAGTTGGCTGAGTCCAATGGCATGGAGCTGCGCGACGTCCGCCTGAACCTGCTGGACCCCGTCGATCTCAAGGGCTTCCCCACGCCCGACGCAGACGCGGGCGTGATGCGCTGGCTGCCCCCTGACTTCCTGCCGCCGACTTTCGTTCCGGCCGGTGAAGTCGAGGGCTACAAGCTCAAGAAGGGCGAGAAGGCCGACACGCTGATTCCGAACCCCACGCGCGGCATCTTGTTCCTCGACGAGATGAACAGCGCGTTGCCCGCTACGCAGGCTGCCGGTTACCAGCTGATCCTCAACCGCGCCATCGGCAACTACACCCTGCCTGCCGGCTGGGCCATCATCGCCGCCGGCAACCGCGACGGCGACCGCGGTGTCACCAGCCGCATGCCGGCTCCGCTGGCCAATCGCCTCGTGCACATCGATTTCGACGTGGACGTGGACGACTGGGCCAGCTGGGCACTCAAGAACGAAGTGCATCAAGACATCATCGCGTTCATGAAGTTCAAGCCCAACATGCTGCACAGCTTCGACCCGGCCAAGAACGAGCGTGCGTTCCCGTCGCCCCGCTCCTGGGCTTTCGCCAGCCAGATCATCACGCCCGTGGACCCTGCAGCGCCGCGCCTGAGCCTGCAGGAAGAACACGAGCTCATCAAGGGCACCGTCGGCGAAGGCCCGGCAGGCGAGTTCATGGCGTTCCGCAAAGACGCCGCCGAGATGCCCAGCATCGACAAGATCCTGCTGGCCCCCGAAAAGGTGCCCGTGCCTGAGTCGCCGTCGGTGTTGTACGCGCTGAGCATCGCCATGGCGATGAAAGCTTCGCCGAACAACTTCGACCGCTTGGTTGCCTACGGCAACCGCATGCAGGTCGAGTTCCAAGTCGTGTTCATGCGCACGGCGCTGCAGCGCGATTCGGAACTGCAACAGTGCAAGGCATTCCAGAAATGGGCGATCGACAACAGTTCCGTGCTGATCTGAAGCGGTGGGTTCCTCCGAGTTACTCGGAGGAACTAGGGCGTGCCCTCGATCTCATGCAGTACCAGGGCACGCTACCTAAGAAATACTGCCGCATTCTTTACAAGAACACATACAGCGAGTTGCACACAGCATGGCTACAGGCAAAAACGGTCAGGGCGAAATACCAGATCCGAGAACTGTTCAAACGTGCTTTGATCCTTGCCGTTTCGATGCGGATGCGGTCATGAACATGCTGCATGTGTGGGCTGACATGCACCGACGAGGTTTGTGTCATCCCTTCTTCGATTCCAAAGGAGGGATGGTCCGATGTCTCGAAAGAGCTTTCTACAACGATTCCGCGGCTATACAAATAGCGGAACAGTTACTGGCCGGATCAGTTCAGCGGCGCCTGCGTTGATCGCTATGCCTAAGAACCCATCTCGGCGGATGCCTGTAACCGTCGACGACCTTTTCACCCCTGAAGAACAGGCGTGGTTCGTACTCATGAACAAGGGCTATACGCGCCTGTTCCAAAACCGGCACGACATGCTTCAGCGAGCGGAGAATGGCGAGCTGTTGGCGCAAACGCTTAAGCTTTGGTACGAAGTAGAACTGATCGCGCTGAGGCTCAAAGAATGATCAACGACTGGCAACACATCATGCGGAGAGTAATAGCGTGGGGACGCACAACCGAGTTGATCGATGTTTCACCGTACGTCTTCTTTTACCCTGTAGAGAAGGATACAGCCAAAGGCGGCCAAACGCTCAGCGCATCAAGAAAGTCTTCGATGAGCAATGTGCCCTCCTTGACATGGCCGCCCGTTTGAAGGAATGAACATGCTGACGAACTTCGAAAAAGCTAAACAGCTTTTGAAGTGGAAGGATGACAATCCTGAACATCTGCAATATCAAGCAGTGAAGGCCCGAGTGATGGAAGTTCATGCGAGCACATACCATGAACTCTGTCATGTATACGGAGTCAAACCGAATCCGCTATTCTTCGCTCCGCGTGAACTCGGTAACGGGACCATGTATTTGACGCCGAAGCAGCGTCAGTTCAACGCGGAGCATTCTGCCCTCTTCTTCGCAGCCATCGCCAAGGACGAATTTCTATGCTCAATCACAAAGCGATGCTGATGACCTTGAGCATCAGCCAATGGACAGCGCGCAAGCACGACAAGCACGCGTCTTCCGAGATCGAAAAAAATCACGGCGCCAAGAATGCCGGCCGCTTCAACAAGCTGCTGGTGGACGCGGACGCTCTCAAGCCAATCGCGTCGGCGGCAAGCGCTCTGCGTGACTACCACAACACGAACACTTTGCCGTGGACCGACGACGGTCGCCGCTTGCTCCCGTCGAAGTTGTTCATGACGTACACGCAGAACATGCGTCAGCTCAAAGACACGTTCAACGCCCGCGTGCGGGAGTTTGTGAACGAGTACCCAGGGTTGGTGCAGGCCGCTCGACTGCGATTGGGTACGCTCTACGATCCGCAGGATTACCCCGACGCAAGCAGGATCATGCTGAAGTTCAGCGTCAACATCGATCCAGAACCTGTGCCCAGCGCCAACGATTTCCGCGTCGACGTGGGCGAGACCGAAATGGCGCGTGTGCGCCAAGAAGTCGAAGAAGCTGTGCGCGGCCGGCAGCAAAAAGCAGTAAACGATTTGTTCGAGCGAGTGCGCGAAGTGGTCGGTGTCATGCATGAACGTCTCAGCGACCCGAAAGCAGTGTTTCGCGATTCGCTCGTTGACAACGTCAGAAGCTTGCACGGGTTGATCCCCGCCCTGAATCTCACTGATGACCAGCTGCTCATTCAGCTCCACAAAGAGATGGAGCCGCTGGCCGCTGTGAGCCCGCGCACTTTGCGCATGAGTACTTTCAAGCGTCGTGAAATCGACGAACTGGCGTGCAGAGTTCTTTCACTCCTTCCGACGAAGAGCGGCGACTTACCATTTCCACCATCATCATCAGACGCGTCACATCATGACCATCGATCAACAAGCTCTCCTTGAACTCACCCGCGCACGCGCCGCCATGATCATCGATCAGCCGTTTTTCGGCACGCTGGCATTGCGTCTCAAGCTCGTCGAGAACAACGACATCCCGACGTTGGCCGTGGACGGCAAGCACGTTTTTTACAACGCCAAATTTGTGCGAGACCTCACGCCGTCTTTGCGCAAATCCGCCATGGCCCATGAAGTCGGCCACTGTGTGTTTGACCACCTCACGCGCCGCAATGGACGCAATCCAGGCAAATGGAACGCGGCCGGTGATTACGTCATCAATGACGTGATCAAGGATGCAGGCTTCGAGCTCGGCAAGACGTGGCTGCACAATCCGGCGTTCAAGGGCATGACGGCCGATCACATCTACTCGCTGCTCCCCGATCAGCCGGATGATGACCATGGCGGGCTTTGCGACATCCGCGACGCCGCACAAGGCAATCCGTCCGACGCCGAGATGGTTGAAACCGAGTGGAAGATCGCAACCGCCCAAGCCGCCCAAGCCGCCAAAGCACAAGGCAAGCTGGGCGGTTCGCTGGAACGTTTCGTCGAAGACATGATGAACGGCAAAGTCGACTGGAAAGCAGCACTGCGTCAGTTCATGACCTCGTTCGCCAAGAACGATTACCAGTGGACTCGCCCCAACCGTCGCATGTTGGCCAGCGGGTTCTACTTGCCCGGCCTGCACAGCGAAGTGATGGAATCTGTCTGTGTCGTCACCGACGACTCTGGCTCGATCGACGGACCCGTGCTGGCTGCATTCACGGGCGAAATCATGGCCATCCGTGATGCAGTGCGCCCCACCAAGACGATCCACATCTCGTGTGACGCTCGCATCAACCACATGGACGAGTTCACCATGGAGGACGAATTCAAGCTCGTCAGCAAGGGCGGCGGCGGTACCGACTTTCGTCCGCCGTTCAACCACTTCGAAGAAAGCGGCGAAGCGCCCAAATGTCTCATTTACTTGACTGACGGGTACGGTCCATTCCCACAGACCGCACCCGATTACCCGGTGCTGTGGGTGATGACGACCGATGTGGTCCCACCATGGGGGCAGCATGTCCGCATCGAAATTTGATCCCTGCCCTGACCACAAGGCTATCCGTGAGGCGTTGGGCTACTGCCTTGAAACTGGTGGGGTTGGCTTCACTGTTGCGTCAGCCGACCTCCGCGCCCTTCTCGCCGACCTGGATGCGATGAGGGGGGCGTTGGAACGAATCAGTTGCGCCGCCAAAGCAACCGTCTGCAACCCCGAATGGATCGCGGCACATGCCGACGCCGCCCTCAAAGGAGCCGAAGCATGACCGACCGAGAGCTTTTGGAGTTCGCTGCTAAGGCTGCGGGGATTGAGGGCGAATGGACCAATCCAATGCCTAGCGCAGTAGGCAACGGCACCATTCGGACGGGCATCGGCGGAAGCCTGTGGAACCCCCTCACCGACGACGGCGACGCGCTGCGGCTGGCGGTGAATTTGGGCTTGGTCGTCGAGACTGGCCAGTGCTGGATCAGCAAGCATGGCCCGATGTATGGAGGGGACGTTTTGCCATGCCCCTACGCAGCAACCCGCCGCGCAATCGTCCGAGCAGCAGCAGCCATCGGGAAGGAGATGCCATGAAAGACCTCGTATCGCAACTGGTGGGGGCGTTGAATCGTCTGTACGTCGCAGCACCTACCGGCCTTGAGTGCAACAGCTTCCACCACTCAAAAGGCGAGTTTCACAGCCACAGCGAGCCGTGCAAGCCTGCTGCCGAATACGTTGAATCCCTTGCGCAAGCCCGAGCCGCCCTCACTGCCGCAAAGGCGGGCGGGTGGCAAAGCATGGAAACGATGCCAAAGGAAGGCAAGTTCCTGGTGTTCATGCCGACACAAAGGGTGAACCAGATTCAGGCGGCGCGACGCCACAACGACTTACTGGTCATCGGCAACGCATTTGCGTTCGACCTGAGCGACAAGCCCACCCACTGGCAGCCCCTCCCACCACCGCCATCGGAGGCGGGCGATGGCTGACCCCCGTTGGCTCGATCGCGATGCCTGCGCCACCTACATCAGCGTGCGGGTGGACGAGCTCCCCCGGCTCATGAAGCGCGGATTGCTGCCGGCGCCATCGCTGCACCTAGGCCCACGCTGCCCGCGTTGGGACCGGGAGGCGCTTGACGCACGGTTCGGGGGCAGCGCAGCGTCAGTGGATCCAGACCTCATTGTTCAGGCCGCGATCCATGAAATCATCGCCGAAGGGCGTGCGCGTCGTCCGCAAACGCCTCGCGGACGGAACGGTTAAGGAATACACCTACGAGCGCAAGTCGGTCAGCCGGCGCGCTGCGTACCAGCCCGACAGCATGGACGCCCTTCTCGCTGCGTTCCGGAACTCGCCGGAATTCAGCGCGAAGGCGCCCAACACCAAAGCGCAATACGCGATCTACCTTCGGCCGTTCGACAAGATCGGCGCCGTCTCGGTCAAGCTGGTCACTCGCAAAATGATCCTCGGCATGCGGGACGGCATAGCCGGCGCCCGTGGCAATGGCGCGGCTACAGCCTTTGGGCGAATCGCCGGGGTCCTGTTCGCATGGGCGCTGGATCGCGGATGGCTCGATTTCAGCCCCGCCACGCGGATCAAGGCCCTTTCCGGTGGACACCTCCGCGCGTGGTCGGAAACCGACCTGGCGCATGCCCTGATGGTCCTGCCGAGCGCCTATAGCCGCGTAGCCCTGTTGGGCGCTTTCACAGGGCAGAGGCGCGGCGACCTGATCGCCCTGCGGTGGAGCGCCTACGATGGCGTCACGCTGCGGCTGCGGCAGGAAAAGACCAAAGCCGAAATGGTAATCCCCGTCCATCGAGACCTGAAGCCGCATCTGGACGTGTGGAAGAAAACGACAAAGACACTGACCATTCTGGCGGCGCCGCGCGGGCAGCCGTGGACGGGTGAGCATCTGTCGCGGGAGATGGCTAGGGAGTTGCGGGAGGCCGGCCTGCCGGGCCTGGGCGTCCATGGGCTGCGCAAACTGGCGGCAGCGCGGCTGGCCGAGGCCGGATGCAGCGCGCATGAAATCGCGTCGATCACCGGGCATCGGACGCTGGCGATGGTGGAACTCTACACCCGCAGCGCGGATCAGCAGAAGCTGGCGCGCTCGGCGATGGACCGGCTGGAGAGACAACCAAGTGTCAACCGGAAACCAGAACCCGGTAACACCATGAAAATAAAGGATAAATAATGCGCGCGATATTCGTGATGATCAACACGGCAGGCAATTAAATCAGTGGCTTAGGTGTCAACTAGCCCAACCTGCGGGCGCAGTTTCCGGCAGTTGCGACGGCAAATCACCAACCGCAGATCCGCTGCCCCGTCCGATTATGCGCCAACACCTCCCGCGCCGTCTGTGGTGTCAGCACGTCCCCCTCCCCCACGAGGATAGGCCGCCATGCGCCGCAGTCAGGGGCGCCGCCACTTGTCCCACAACTCGCGAGTAGCGTCAGGCTCGCGAGCAACAGCGCGGTCGATTTCATCGCGGGTGTTCCTTTGCTGGGAGGCTTGCTCCATCTGCCGCGCGCGAGCCGCCTGCGTGCCCGCTGAGCGGCCTTTGAGCCACGCGCCGCCGAGTAGGGCGAGGAAGGCGCCGACAGCCGCCAGCGCGGCCCAGATGCGGGTTGAAATGGTGGCAAACATCACGCCGCCCTCTGCCGCTTAAGCAGCCACAGCGCGGCCAGCCCGACAGCGCCGGCCACAATCGCCACCCCAACCGCCCAATGCACGCCGTTGAGCGACGACACGGCAGGCGCAGCCATGGCAGCAGCACCTGCAACGCTGGCAAGAATGCCGGTGTCTGTGGCGGGGGATGGTGCCGTAGCAGCGGGCGCCACGGGCGCGGAGGCCGAAGCCACGTAGTCGCCTTTGGCCCATAGGCCGGCCTCGGCAGCGCGGCGGTTGGACAGGCCAGCAACGGGCGTCAAAACGCCTGCCACGCGCGCCTTGTTCCACTTCGCCAACTCGCCCGGCACCGCGGCATAGTCGCCCGCGTTCAGCTTGCGGAGCAGCGAGGACGACCGAAACGCCCCTACCCCCACGTTGAACACGAACGACACCAGCGCGCCGAACTGGTTGTCGGTCAGATCCACGTCTACGGCGTTCCACACGGCCTGCTCGGCGACGGCCAGATCGCGGCGCAGTCGCTCGATGGCCTGGGCTTCGGTGATGACCATGCCGGGCATGACGTCGCGCATTCCGGCGCAGTCGAGGTTCGGGCCGCCGCCGTTTCGGTTGGATGCCCATGAATGGTGGCGCGTCCGCGCAAGGGAGTGGGTATCCAACAGAGATTGGCAAATGGCCTAC